CGGTTCCGGGGTGGAGGGCAAGGTTTTTTACAGCGTCGAGTTTTCTACTCATGATCGGCGGATTTTTGCAAATGCTTCAGCCATCTCGGCGGCCAGATAATCCTCATACTGTTTTTTGAGCTCTGGTGGCCAATCTTTGTGAGGAAGCGGAGCGGAGGCGAATGTTTGTTTGTTAAACCACTCCTGCGCCAGCGCCTCGCGTTGCTCTTCAACCGAAGGCCCCTGTGGGGCTGGTGGTGATGCGGCCCGCTGAGGCTTGCCCGAGAGCGCTTGGTAGTCCATTCCGCCATCGTCCCATCGACCTTGATTGATCCAAGTTGCCGGGTGAGGGATGAACTGTCCGCTATCGCGCTGCCACTCTTGAGACCTCACCTGCTTCTTCACAGCAGCCAGAACATTCTCAACAGGCGGAAGGTTCTTCTTTTTCATCCAACAGCGGCGAGCCGCATCCTTTCCAACCTTTCGGGGGTATGCCGCCCAAAAAGTCTCGAAGTCACTCTCTCGCCCCCTTGGGGGCTTAGGGGGTAGACTGGTTTGTGGTTCTTTGGTTTCTGGTTTATTGGTTAATGGTTCTTGGTTGCCTTTTGATTCGGTTTGTTCTGGCAACCCAACAATAACCGACTGGGTTTCTTGTGGGTTATTTTTCTCTTTTGGAGGACGGCCTCCTTTTTTCCCATTTTCCTTATTTTTTTCAGAGTTTTTGTGATACTCCTCGATAACCTCTTCGCATTTCTTGTGCTTCCATCCCTCTTTGGTGGGTCGAAAGAAGTCAGCGAGCACCGCATCAACAGCGGCCTGATCCGACTCGGTTTTTGCCGATAACCGACGATAAACCACTTGGGTTTCGGCGGGTATTGGTTTCTCGTCAAGGTAGTACCAATCGAGTAGCTGGCGGTAAACGCCATGCTCAAGCAGGGAGAGGTGACTAGTGTCCCTGCGATAGTCTCCGATGTGGTGCTGGAAGTAGTTCAAGCAGCAATCCTGTATTCATTCCAGTGCTTACCATTCTCGCCTTCGACCTTCTTGCTCTCAATGGTCACTCCCGGGAGTTTGTTGAGTTCGTGGATGCGAGACGCCAGACGGAAGCATCCGAAGAGCTGTAGGGCATCCAGCGCGGTCAGGACATGGCCATTCTGGAGGAAGTTGAGGATAGCTTCGCATTGTGTGGGGTTTTTATTTGGGTTCATTGGATTTATTTATGGGTTGAAATTAGCATTGGACAAACCTTACAAGACGGAGTAGATTCTTGCAAGTGAAAGTTCGCATGACATTCCGATGCTACCCGACAGACCGCCAAGCGCGGCAACTGGCGCGGGAGTTCGGCTGTGTCAGGCACGCCTACAATTTTGCCTTGCGCCTCCGCACGGACAGCTTCAAAGACGGCAAGCCGGTCAATTACAACGCCAGCAGCGCGGCTTGGACTAAACATCGTAATACCGGCGAGTTTGCTTTTCTGCGTGAATCGTCCAGCATCCCACAGCAGCAGGCATTGCGGCACTTGCAAACTGCGTTCTCCAATTTCTTTGCCAAGCGGACAGCCTATCCAAGGTTTGCTTCCAAGCACGGCAAGCAATCCGCCGAATATCATTCTGGCGGTTTCAAATGGGATGCGGAAAACCGCAACCTCACAATTTCCAAAGTCGGTCGGCTTCATGTCAAATGGAGTCGCGGTTTCGCGAGCGAGCCTACTACCTGCACGATAACCAAGGGCAGGGATGGACGCTATTTCGTGAGTCTTTGTCTGGACGAACCAGCCAAGGCCGCGCTCCCCAAGACTGGAAGCAAGGTCGGGATTGACCTTGGAATTAGCCGTTTGGCAACCTTGAGTGACGGCACTCGAATAGCCAACCCACGCCACACTGCCCGCCACGCCGCAAGGCTGGCGAGATTGCAACGGGTTCTCGCCCGTCGCATCAAGGGCAGCGGCCGTTGGAATCAGCAGCGGTTGAAAGTGGCTCGTTTGCACGCCAAGATCGCCAACTGCCGGAAGGACACACTGGACAAGCTCACCACAGATTTGGTGCGCCGGTTCGATGTTCTGGCAATCGAGGACTTGAACGTGCGCGGCATGGTCAAGAACCACAAACTCGCAAAGCATATCAGTTGCGCCAGCTTTGGGCAGTTCCGTTCGATGCTGACTTACAAGTGTGCCTGGTATGGCCGCGAGTTGCGCGTAGCAGACAGATTCTTCCCAAGCAGCAGGCGGTGCAATTCCTGCGGATACATACACAGCAGCCTTGGTTTGGAAGTGCGCGAGTTCAAATGCGAAAACTGCGGCGAGCATTTGGACAGAGATCAGAATGCCGCGAAAAACATTCTTCAATTTGCCGGTGGACAGCCGGTTAAAGGACATGGAGAGCATATCAGTCACGCCAAGGCTTCGGCCTCGGCGCGCAATGCTCGTCGAAGTGTCAACCAACCTAGCTCTGCAAATGTCTAGCATATTTGTATTCTTGGAATCCCCGCGCCTTCAGGCCGGGGAGGATGTCAAGGGTTGATGACTTTCAGAAATTCATCGAGAGATCGGACGGTGTGAACATGCCAGCCGTTGCGCGATAGGCGCTCGTGCATCTCGATTTGCTCTTTACTGCGCTTACCTACGGCTGTTTTGACTTCGACGGCATAAGGGATTCCCTTCACAACGAACGTGAGGTCAGGCCAACCAACCGGGAGGGTTGATCGCATGTACATCGGCGGACAGATGTGGGGAATCCCCAGCCTATCAAGACAACTTGTGATTGCCTTTTGAATTATTTTCTCTGCGATTTTCAATGGTGAAATGATTGAAGGCGATCGTCGAAGCACTCTGAGCAACGATAGGTTGTCAGTAGTGGGTCTCGGTGTCTGTCGGCGTAATAGACTTGTACTCCTTCCTGAACCTCCTTGCCGTGATTGCGAGCGCGTAATCACTGGCAAGGATATTTTGATTCAAGGGAAGCCTCTCGTTTTGTGACGGTGGCTCCCATATTATTGATTGGTTAGTTTTTTCATAACTTCTTGATCTCGTTGTGATGCGTGGTGTTGTCCGTGATGTTTTGGGCAGAACCAGATTACCTCCAGTGGCTTGGAATAATCCTCGTGATGGGCTTGGGCTTTATTGCCGCATATGCAGCATGGGTGGCGGTGTAGTCGTCCATCGCGCAGGGCATTAGAAACTACGTTGTGCGCCCTTCTCTTATGCTGGTTTCTTTTAATCCATAACTTATTTGTTTCTGGATTGCTTTTACTGGCGGTTTTATTTAGGCGCTGCTTGGCCGCCTTTTTCCTGTGTCTCTCCCGCTCCGCAAGAGCCCATCCCGGCTCCATCTCCAGACGCTTCCTTCTTTCTTCAGTGTCCTGTATTGTGCATTGCTTGCACTTATTTAGGTGTCCATCACCCATTTTCGAGTGTTTATAGAACTGAAAAATGTCCAAAGACAATTTACATTTGAAGCAAGTTTTCATGCGCGGAGATTAGAGCCAGAATGGAACTAGTCAATGTTAAAATGGAATCTCCGGGTCTTCCTCTGTTGCTACAGATGGCTTCTTTCCGTCCCGTTCCACTGGCTTCCCTTCATCCTCGAGTACTTTACTGGTGATGGCCTTGCTCTTGCTCCGCAGGCGTGCCAGCAGGCCCTCAACTTCCTTTCCCTCTGGGGCAGAGTTTCCTCCTCCATTGAGCGGGTTGAGCCAATTGACCTTAGCCCGGAGCTTGCCGTCATACTCCTCTAGCTCGACGGAGATGCGAGCCCTCTCACCAATCAGGGCGTCGATATTATCGATGTCCCAGATGTCACCAAATACCTTGGCGAAGGTGGCAAGGGTACGGTCTTCTGCTGCCGGGGTGAGCCAGCCGTAGTATTCCGCCTTTGCGCCCTCTTCAGGGCCTTCATCGACGACGAGTGTGAGGCGGATTCCAAGGGTTCCTTTTTCCTTGGATTTAGTGAACCACGAGTCAAATCGTGGCTCGACGCGGACGACAAAATCGCCCGCCTTATCTAAATAACCATTCTGGCTCATGTACTGATTTCCTTATTGTTGGGTGTTTGCTACTTGCTTGGCTGGAGATTCTCCAGCTTCGCGATTCCTGCCCTGATACGATCAGGGGCAACTTGCTCAATTGGGGTTTTAACCCATGCTTTCCTCGTCTCGGCATCCAGCGTGGATGTTTCGAGCAGTTCGAGGAATTTTTTACGAAGCGATGGAGGGCTGTTTTTTTCAACCTCCCTGATGAAAACTTCGTAATCCAATGGAAGCACATCAGGCAATCCAAGGCGATTCTTGGCTTCCCATGCAGGGCTCCAGTTGGTGTGGATCACGCGATCCCCGGCGATAGCCTTCTCGCTGCGTCCTTCCTTCATTTTAAAGACCTCATAGGTGGCGAATAGGCAGGCGTCTGGCCATTCGCGCAGGAGAGCTGTAAAGAACTTGTGTCCTTTGAGTTGGTAGCGATCCCATGCGGTGCCGTCTGGCGACATGAAGTTTTTGATTTCAACATGGGAGAGGATGACGATCGACATATTCTGGCGAGCGCGAAGCAGATCGAGTTTTTGGAGAAGAACAGAAAGCTCCTGTTCCGCCGCCTTGTAGCCTTTCTGCCAGCCCCCACCAACGTCCTCGATCGACTGAATCTTTGGCGAGTTAGCCTTGCGAACAAGGTAGTCGTGCAGCAGGCGCTCCAGTGAGTCGCTGGTGTCGATGACGAATGACTTGTGGCCATGTGCATCTACCGTCAGCGCTTGGACAGTATCGAGCACCTCTTCCCACGATGCCGGGGAAAGATGCGCGACATGGTCGAGCCCAGTGAGACCTTCCTCTGGTGCCAGAAAGAGAGGGTCAGGAAATGCGGCTCCAAAAGAACTCTTGCCGATACCTTCAGGCCCGCAGAGAAGGACGCGAGGCGGGAGGTTTTGACCGCCGCGTTTGATGTTGTCGAGGATACTCATGATGTTTTACTTAAGGAGGACGGCACTAAGGCGATCCATGTGGTTGCTGAATGCTTGGGTGAAGCGGCGTCCAAAGCCTTCCGACCTGGGATCGCCTGATGATTTTTCCGCCAGCTTGGTTGCTGTTGGAATGCGGAGATTGCGATTGTGGATGTACTCACAATCATGGAACGGGACGAACGGAAGACGCCGACCATTGATGATGGTTTCAGCGCAACCACAGGTAGCGAGACGTTGGTTCATTGATGTATTGGTTTGATGTGGATGTGGACTATTACTGAGGCGAGTTTGGGTGTCCAGCCCAACCTGCATAATTTTGCGATGCAGCCCAAGCGTCGAGAGACCGGCGCTTGATCATGCGATCGATCTCGCGGGTTTTTGGATCGTAATAATCCTTAAAGCGGATGCGCCCCTTGCGAGCGAATTTTCCAATCTTATCGAACAGGCCGAAGCCAGATGACGATGACGCGATGGCCATCGCGATAAGGATACGGCGGTATCCGCGCTCCATTTGGTTGATTGGGCCGACTCTCCCGTGGTTTTGACGTTGCATGGTGTTTATTTATTAGGGTTGGCTGGAAGACTCATTTAATGCAATAATGGCCCCCTCCACATCGCTCCACTTAAACCTAATAGATCGGTTGATTTTGAGATAGGGGATTTTTTTATCTCTAATGAGAGTACATACAGTTCTTTCGGAAATTTGCATCCTCTTTGCTACTTCTTTTTTTGTAATATAATTTTCTACTTCCATGGGATTTATTTTAGTTATTTTGGTTGGTTGGTGATTACTGAACAATGAAGGGCTTTAGGAAAGCCTCTATGGCTGCGTGGACGTAGTTTCCGAGGATCAGGGCCTCCTTGTCTTCCTTGACGCGCTCCACGGGCTCCTCGTACTTCAGGAAGTAGTATTGAGGGCATTTGCGGAGGGCTCGCAGGGATGAGTTTGTCAGGAGAGACTTGTCAGAAATACTGTTAGTTTTTTCTGACAGCTCTGCGTGCTTTACCTCTTTCCGGGCGTAGTTGATGCCGTCCACAGATGCCCGACCAGCGCAGAGATTGAACATCTCACAGGTGCTGTACTGATGGCAGGCATCTGGGTTCTTTGGCCAGAGGGCATTGCGGCGGTTGTACAGGATGACCTGCGACTGAGACCATGCGTCCTTCATGTACGCCTCGAGGTCACGATTGGATCGGACGATCTCACGCTGGACGAAGTAGTTGAAGGGATCGCTTTCGATCTCATCGTGAAGGCGGACGTAATACTCGTCGGGAGTTTCCTTGCGAGTTATCAATGAGTAGCCGTCATCCACGCTGGCCGACTCACGCCACTTTTTGCCGTCCTTGGTGCGGACGCGCTCGCCTTCGAGGTTGACTACCTGCTTGACGCCGTCGGCATCGAGAACTGGAACATTGAGGGGTCGGTTAGCGGGCTTGCGCATCACGTTGTACAGCACGCTGCGGCACTCGGGGTACTGCCGAGAAATGTCGATGATGTACTTACTTATTTGTGTGTCCATTACGAGAGCTGCCCAGTAGTCCGAATCAGCGCCAATCTGGTCGCTGGTCGTCTTGTGCTCCAGCAGCTTGATCTCCCGGGTGGCACGATGACGGAGGACGCCATCCTTTTTGCCAGCCTCAAGGAAGGTCTTAGATGATCCGCCCGTCTCGGGGTTCAGGAGCTCGAATGCAAATTCGCTCTCCACCTCCAGAACATCGTGAACCTCCAGCACAGGCAGGAAGGCGTATGTCCATCGAAGGAACATCGCCTCCGCCTTAGCGGTGATGTAGTCGCGCTGGACTGGGAAGACGGAGCCAGCATCGCTGATGGCTTTTGAGAGGGTGATTGTGTCGATTCCTGTATACATGGGATTTATTGGGTTAGATTAGTGATTCTTCGCCTCGATTTCGGTGATGTAAAAATGGATTCCTGCGGCGCATTCTTGTGTGAAATCCTCGCACCATTCATGTGCTACAACCCTCTCTCCAGCCTTATAGGTAAGAGGTTTTACACTGCTGTTTGTATCACTATTGCTTTTAGCAGTTTTGCCTTCCGAGATTTCCAATACATCGGCGTACTCAGCGCGGCATTTTCTGCCAAATGCGTGAGATCGTTTCGCATCTTTGGGAATAAGTAGTTTGACGATTTTACCGTATTGGCATTTCTTCCATCCAATCAAGTCACCTTCCCCAAGAATGCGGGTTCTGGCGATAACAAGATCCGCATTCAAAGCACCGGACAGGTTGGCACCGGACAGGTCGGCACCGGACAGGTCGGCACCGGACAGGTTGGCACCGGACAGGTCGGCACTGTACAGGTTGGCACGGGACAGGTTGGCACCGGACAGGTTGGCATCGGACAGGTCGGCACCGGACAGGTTGGCACCGGACAGGTCGGCACCGGACAGGTTGGCACTGTACAGGTCGGCACCGGACAGGTCGGCACGGGACAGGTTGGCACTGTACAGGTTGGCACTGTACAGGTCGGCACCGGACAGGTTGGCACCGGACAGGTTGGCACCGGACAGGCTGGCACCGGACAGGTTGGCACCGGACAGGTCGGCACTGTACAGGTCGGCACCGGACAGGTCGGCACCGGACAGGTTGGCACGGGACAGGTTGGCACCGGACAGGTCGGCACCGGACAGGTTGGCACGGGACAGGTTGGCACCGGACAGGTCGGCACCGGACAGGTTGGCACCGGACAGGTCGGCACCGGACAGGTTGGCACTGTACAGGTCGGCACCGGATGAAATTGCCATTTTGAGCAATGCGAGAATTGAATCTGCATCTCCCTTAAACAGCACTTTGGATGAATCTAAACGATGGGTAATTTGAAGTTTCATTTATTTATGAATTGATTGATTG